GAATTAGAGACCCAATTACAGATGAGTGCGTATGCCCAGCTGATAAGCCCAACTTCAATGAAGTTACTGAACAGTGTGAGGGTGTAGGGAAAGGTGATTGCACAGGCGGAAGAATTAGAGACCCAATTACAGATGAGTGCGTATGCCCAGCTGATAAGCCCAACTTCAATGAAGTTACTGAACAGTGTGAGGGTGTAGGGAAAGGTGATTGCACAGGCGGAAGAATTAGAGACCCAATAACCCAAGATTGCGTTTGTACTGGCACTACTCCTAATTGGAACGAAGCTAAACAACAATGTGAGGGTGTAGGTAGCGGTGGGCAAGGTAACTGTACGGGGGGAAAAACTAGAGACCCAATTACAGATGAGTGCGTATGCCCAGCTGATAAGCCCAACTTCAATGAAGTTACTCAACAATGCGTAGGCACAGGAAGCATTGAAGAAACTGTTGTTCCAGACTTATTTAATGTAGTAAGAACTAAACCCGGAGAAAAAGTAGGTGCGCTTGATTTTTATGACATAGGCGGAACTAGCATTTTTCGATCCGGTGCTAAGACAGAAGAAGAGGAAGACCCCCTTGCATACCTATATTCTAACTACGCAGATGGTGGTATAGTGCAGGACTATGATATTGAAGAACTTATTAGGTTCTTAGAGAGCCAACGAGGTTAACATGGCAGACGCCTATATCCCAAGATTCAGAGCAATACGCGAGGCCGTAGGGGGTACTTATGACCCTAACCGCCGTCCGGGCAGTAGTGGGCAGCGTTATTTCAGTGATGTGGAGTACGCAAACCCTCATATGGCACCGAAGATCTTCGATCCAGAAGCAGAGGGTTATGAAACCCAAGCCGCTTACGATGCCCGCTTTGACACTGCTATGGACACTGCTACTGATGCTGCGCGTGCTACGACAAGAGAGCAAGCTACTAGATTGCAGGCACTTAATCTGTCTAACTTAGCTAAACAACAGCGCCCTGCGGCTCAAACCCTTACTGACGAACAAGTTAGAGAAAAACTTAGTGGTATAACCGACCCTAGTGGAAATTTAGTTACTGAGCGGCAGCAAATAGGCGAAGCTATTGGCGCTATGAACCAATACAACATAAACCCATACCGTGCCGCAGAGCTAATGAATGTACCCTTTAGCGACGTGCAAAAGATGATGGGGCCATATTACACAGCGTATGGTGAAGCTAAGCCAGAAGGGATTGCTAACCTTTTAAGTAAGCAGACGGAATTAGTGTCCGAAGCAAACCGCCGTTTGCCAGTAGGTATGACTCCTGCACAACGAGGAGTAACAAGTGTTCTACAAAACGTGCCTGATGACATGGTGACTAGGTTAATAAACATGGGTATTTTTACTCCTGAAACCGCAGCGCAATTCTACCAAAGCAGGTATCCGGGTTTTACGCCTGAGCAAGTACAAGAAGCATTAGGTCAATACGCTCCAACAGTAAGTACCGGACAAATGGGTCCGCAGCAGCAAACGCTAACTGTAAACGGTATGGCCCAAGGCGGTCTTGCTAGTGTTGCTCCAAAAGGCATGTACTTAGGCGGTCCTACTGACGGTATGGCGGATCAAATTCCTGCCACGATAGACAACAGGCAGCCCGCAGCTTTAAGTGATGGAGAGTTCGTTATTCCCGCTGACGTAGTTAGTCATTTGGGTAACGGTAATTCAGATGCCGGTGCACAGCAATTGTACGGTATGATGGACAAAATACGTAAAGCCCGCACGGGTTCTACAGAGCAGGGGAAACAAATAAACCCCCAAAAATTTCTAGTGTGAGGAAAAGACTATGGCTGATCCAGTAGGACAACCAGCGAGTACCACAGAATCCTTAGCCAGTTGGGCTGCACCTTATGTAACGGGGATGCTAGCTAAAGGCGAAGCACTTGCTAACCAACCTTATCAAGCATACGGAGGTCCTTTAACTGCGGGACAATCTGATCTTCAGACTAAAGCCTTCCAAGGGCTTGCGGGCGTTAACGTGCCAACTGCGCAGATGGGAGGTTTTACCCCAACTAGCTTTACCTCGGGTACTACAGCGCAAGACTTTATGTCTCCTTATATAAGTGCTGCGCTAGAACCGCAAATGGCCGAAGCCCAGCGCCAAGCTGAAATACAGCGAGTCCAAAATGCCTCTAGACTAGGTAAGGCGGGGGCTTATGGTGGGTCTCGTCAAGCCATTATGGAGTCTGAAGGTCAACGCAACCTACTTAGAAACCTTGCCGATATATACGGTACAGGCATGCAACAAGCCTACACTCAGGGCATGGGGCAGTTTAATGTTGAGCAAGATCGTGCACAACAAGCTCAAGACCTAACTAATCGGTTTGGTTTAAGTGCATTAGGTGCACAGCAAGTTGGTGGCGGACTACAGCGAGACATTGAACAGCAAGGCATTGCCGCAGACTATGCGCAGTTCCAAGAAGAGCGAGACTTCCCATACAAGCAAGTTCAATATCAACAGTCGTTACTCCAAGACCTGCCTATCAGTGCGGCGGAAACTGAGTATATAGAGCAAAGTGAACTTGCAAAGGCCTTGGGATACGCCGGTTCGATGGCAGAAATATACGACATATTATTTGGCTAAAATTAAGAGATTAAGACCATGATACCTACTGGCGGAATCGGACAACAGCTAGACCAACTAAAAGGCTTGAGTATTCAAGAGCTTATGCAACGACAGAGTGTAGACCCTCAGTTGGTGTACGCCCTTGCTCTGCAAGAAAAGCAGAAGATGGAAGCTGCGAAAGAGCGCCAAGCTGCGATGGGCATGGAAACGTCTCAAGGCACTGAGATTGAAAAAATGGAAGCTGACTTAGCTTCGCGTAGAGCACCCGGAGTACAAATAGCGGCGCAGCGTAGTATGCCTCAGCCCCAGATGTCACAAGGGATAGCTGGCGTTCCTTCACCTAACATGGGTGCGATTGGTCGTGCGCAAGGTGGGATTATTGGGTATGCAAAAGGCGGTATGCCTGAAGTAGGTGCTAAGTCTAAAGGCCCTATTCCTCAGATGTCGCCAGAAGAAAATGCTATGGTTCTTAAGTATTTAGAAGGGCTTAAGAAGTTCGACTACTACGACAAGAACCCAGACAAAGTAAGCCCAGAAGGCAGACAAGCACTAGAGCAAGACCGTCGCACGTTTGAGGCGCAGTTCCCGAACTCGTTCAGACAAAAAGTAAACCAAATGATGTACGGCCCAAGCAAAGGTATGGCTATGGGCGGTGAAGTTAAAAAGTTTCAAGCCGGTAAAGAAGTAACTCTTGATCTTGCTCCAAGACCTTTTATGGCAAACGGCAAGTTTTATAACGCCAACGGGCAGGAAATATCTGAGCAGGAATACAATAACGAAGTATCTTTGGCCGAGCAATACGACGAGTACGTACGTTCCCAAGCCGGTGTAACTCCCGCTGCCGGACAAAGCAGCGATGGGATGTCCAATGAGGCTCTATTATTTGAAGATTTAAAACGAGGGGTTGGTCGATTTGGTGAACCGTTTAGAAGGCAAATGCAAGATGTAGCAGCCGACCCTAGAAAAAGCAGTGTAGGTAGCCAGATTGGTGGCGCATTAGAGGTTGGCGCAGAAACGCTAACTAAAGCTGGAACAGACGTTTTTGGTGGTATAGGGGAATACCTTGCACGGACCGCCGGGGATATTGGTTATGGTTTTGGAACCACTGGTGCCGTCGGTGAAGCCGTAGAAACTACTTCTGAAGCCGCTAAACAACGAGCAATGGAAGTGCTAAACGCAGATTACGCAGCGAAAAGAAACGCTTTACGTGCTCAACTTGAAGCTAGTGGCGGAGATATTAGCACAGAAGCGAGAGCACGCATTGAGGCAGAGTTAGCGGCGCTCCAAAAATCATATGACGTAGAAGCTGCAAAGATACAAGCGCAAGAGGGTTTAACGTCTTTGAAAGGAAAAATAGGTGATTTTTACAAAACTAATATAGGTGGAGAAACTAAACCTAAAGGCGAAGAAGTTGAAGCTGTAGGTGTAGAAGAGCTTGTAGCAGTAGAACCTACTCCCCGTCAAAAACTTGGGTCTATGGTAGGCAAAGATGAAGCCGTGTTTCGGGAAAACAAGAAAGGCGAACCTAAAAAAGATACAAGCTATATAGACTATATAGACAAGCTTATGGGTATAGCGAGTGTATTAGGTCGTGGAGCTGGCGCATCTAAAGGGTTTGAAGCTTCTAAGATATTAGAAACTACCCGTGACTTACGAAGTGCAGAAGCAGACAGGGCTAATAGGCTGAAAGAGCAAGAAATGCTTATAAATGCTCGTAAAGAGATAGCAGCAGAAGAACTAGCCGCTCTTACAAATGCTACTCAACAAGAACAGTTAATAATGTTGCGGGATCAAATCCTAAGCGATATGGCTGATGGGTCAAGTCAGTTAGGCAGTTTAATTGAGGCCGAACGTGAAAGGTTAGAGAAAATTGCTAATCCCAACTTTATAGGCAGGATCGATCCTAATGAAAGAGCGAATATAGAAAAGCAAATGGCCGATTTTAAAGCTAAGCTACTAAATACAGAGTTGCAAAAAGCGTTAATGCAACTCAACCAGTTACAAAAACAATTTAAAGGGGCTAACGAGTTACAAGGTATCGAAGGAACAACAGGTATCGAAGGAACAACAGGTATTGGTAGTTATTTAGACCTATAAAAGCAAGCATGCACTTAATTTATTTTGTGAGAATTACATAATGCCTGTACTGCAAATGCCAGATGGTAAACTTATACGCTTTCCTGATGATATGCCTCGCGCTGAAATAAAAGCTAGGATTGCGGCTGCTTACCCCGGTGCGTATGCACCAGAGGTTGAGAAAAAACCCGGTCTCATGGACCTTTTTTCAGAGGGCTACGAGCGTGGAGATGTGGGTATTAGTGCGGCGTATAGAGATGTATTACCTGCTGTTGTTATGTCCGCTCTTGGGGACGAAGAGTACGCAAAAGAAAAGTTAGCTATTGCAGAAGCCAAACGCCAAGAAGAAGCTATGCGTAACCCTGCTGTGTACGGCGGTATGGAAGATATACAAGGTCCCGGTGACATCTTGCCTTTTATGGCAGAAAAAACAGGTGAGACTGCGCCAATAATCAGAAACATTGCGGCGGCTACTGTAGGTGGTAAGTTGCTTAGGGCAGGTCAACTTGGTAACCGTTTACTCCAAGGTGCGGCTGTAACGCCTGTTTTAACTAGTGAAGCGTTTGAAGGTATTTTTGCAGACACAGGAGAACTAGCCCCCGGTGTTGCTTACGGAGCGGGCATAGTTAATACCGCACTTGAAACAATAGCGCCTCTTAGGTTTCTTAGGAGCTTTAGCCCCAGCCTACAAAAAGCCGTTGTTAGAGAGGGGCTTAAAAAAGCTGGTGTTCCGCCCACAGTTATTGGTCGAGCTATAACAGGTGGTGTTCGCGGTGCTATAACAGAAGGTTTAACAGAAGGCGCGCAGCAATCAATTAACATTGCCGCAGAAAACTTCGTAGGAAAGAACCCTCAAATTTTTGACTCTGAAGACTGGAGACGCGTAGCTGAATCAGTCGTTGCTGGTGCTGCGGTAGGTACTCCCCTTGGTACTGTTGGCGGCGCAGCCAGAGGTTCAGCTGAAGGTAGCCGAATACGAAGAGAAAACGCAGAGTTAGAGATTCGACAACAGCTAGAAGCACAAGCACAAGAAGCGGCTGCTGATAAAGCTGCGAAAGAAGTTGCCGACAAAGCAGCCGCAGACAAAATTATTGCTGACCAAGCTGCTGCACTGAAAATACCTTCCGACCCTGAAGGGTTAAAAAAATGGGGGTTAACTAATTTAGGTATTGCACCCGGTGCACTAATATTGCGTCCTGATGGACCTTTGGCTGGCAAAGACCTTACTGATCCAGCACAAGCTGCGGAAGTAAAGGTAGCATTGCAGGATTATTTAAAGACCGCTACCAACCCCGAAATAATTAAGAAAGTAAAAGCGGTAATAAGAAATTTAGAGCCGGAAGGTTTGGTTTCGGAACCAAAAGTAAAAGACAAAGTAGTGGTTGATGAGGTTAAGGCTGAGGCTGATGCTGATGCTGATGCTGATGCTGATGCTGATGCTGATGCTAAGGTTGAGGCCGGGGTTGAGGTTGTTGCTGGTACTGGTGTGACTACGGGTTTTGCTACGCAAGAAACAGAAGCTCGAGCAAGAGAAGAAGCCCGAGCAAAAGAAGAAGCTAAAAAGAAAGCTGCCGAAGATATTAGGGAAGACATCCCACAAGATAAGCCCGTATGGTCTAAAGAACTGCTTGGGTTCCTTACTAATGAATATGATGTGACTGAGCAAGAACTTGCTGGGTTAAATAGCGAACAAATGTTAGACCTGCTTGCAGATGCTGAGTCTGACGGCGCAGTGTTTGATGGTCCTATGGTAGAGGACACAGAAGCAGGTATAAAAGAACCAACTATCATCACTGATGAAACTGTAGAACAAGTTGTTGCCGAACCTGCTGAGGGTGCTGAGACTGCTGAGCCGGTAACAGAAGTTGTTGAACCTGTAGCAAAAACGCAAGAAGACGATGGCATTGGTCAGTTAAAAGACCCAGAAAAAGCTTTACTAGTATATCAAGAGCTTGGGGTTAACGAGCAAGAAGGCTTTGACTTAACCGACGAAGATTTTGATGCCTTAGTGCGCGAAGCAGAAAGACAACGTAGCTTTAGAAAACCTGTAGTCGGCGAATCCACCGCACCTGAAGCACGTGAACTTTCTGATGAAGAACTAAATGAGTTACTAGCAAACGCGCCTGATAGAGAAACATCTAAGGCACTACTAGCTCTAGCTGAAAACAGAGCTGCTGCACCAGAGGAAAAACCTTCAGTTAAAAAAGCTGCCGCTAAAGCCGCTGAAAAACCTGCCGCTAAAAAACCTGCCGCTAAAAAACCTGCCGCTAAAAAAGCTGACGATAAAGCCGCTGAAAAGTCTTCGGATAAAAAAACTGACGATACCCCTGAAAGCAGTAAAAACGCAGCTCGCTTGGAGACGATTAGAAAAGCTGCCGCTCCTCGAGAACAAAAAGATATAGTAAGTACGCTAGCTAATAAGAAAGTTAGCGACAACGTAGTATTCGATATAGAACAGCTTAAGAGGAAAGCAGGCCCTAAAAAAGCAGTAGCGGGTAAAAAGCTTACTCCTAGACAGATAGCTGTTAACTACTTCCACAAGTTTGGACCAGCCGAAGCTCTTGCGGTTTTAGTAGCAGAGGCTAACCCAGAGTACACAGAGCCAGAAACTTTTGCCCAGACTGAAAAGCGGGTGAATAAAAAAGCGGAATTTAAAACAGACCCGCAAAGAGCACTTGAGTGGGTGCAAAAAAATATGTCCGTTGCGGTGAATAACGCCGTAGACAGGAACATAAAGTTTGTAGAGGAAACCCTAGAAAATTTACCGATTAACAAGAAAAACGCGGAAGGTAGAAAGACAAGAGAAGACTCAAAGAAAAGCGCTACTAGTTTAAAAGTAGACTTGGCTGACACTACTAGAAAAATGAACACCGGTAAGGGTGCAAAAATAGATGCTAAAGATAAAAAAGGTCTACCTGATAGAGTAAAGATAAAAGCAAAAACTCCCGAAGAAAAGGAAGAAGCCAAAAAAGAAGCCAAGAAAAAAGCAGACAAAGAGCGAAGAGACGACGAAGCGGAATCACTTGCAGCGAAGGATAAAGACGTTAAAGCGGCGGAGAAAGAAATTCCTGAAAGAAGCGAGTATTCTAAAGAACGCCAAGACTTTATTGACAACGCACCGGCAGAATATAGAGAGTTTTACACTCGAAGGTTTGACGAAATAAAGTTAGAGAACCCTAAGTTTACGCCCAAGCAAATAAATAACGCAATAGTAGAGCAGCACGGCGACTTCTTTAACAAGACTCCTGCTTATGTAGGGCCAGAACTAGACGAGAGCGCGAAGAAAAATATTGCTGAAGGCAGTATTCGTAGAGCTGTGCAAAGTGTTATCGCGGCTAGGAATGCACGCGGGGCAGATAAAGACTTAACTGATCTTATCAAACGCCTAAACAATAAAGTGCAAATGAAGACCGCTATATACGTACAGGAACTTACGACTGGCGGAAATGGTTCTTACAATCCCTTAGCAAACGAAATTAGTTTAAGCCCCACCACGGGTTTGAACGAGCATACTTTACTCCATGAAACTACGCACGCCGTTGTAGCGCAGCCGCTAAATAACCCAGACTTAAAGATAACTAAAGAGTTTACTAAGTTCTTTGAAGAGATCAAGTTAGAACTGGGCGATGCTTACGGGGGTAGAAATCTGCAAGAATTTGCGGCTGAGTACGTGGGTAACGGAGAGTTCCAAGCGTTACTAAAACAAATCAAAGCCCCGAAAAGCGCGAACATGTTTGTCCGTATCCTTGATGCTATCCTTAACTACCTTGGATACACTACAGGTTCTACAGCCTATAAAGAAGCAGGCAAGTTATTAAGCAAGGTTATAGACGTATCAAACAAAGTAAAGCCGTCGCTAACTGAAACTTTATACTTGGGTAGCGGAAATGTTGACTCAGTTATGCAAGCTGTTGAGGGTAACCTTGCGCGACGTACTAACGAGCAAGCACTTCGCACACTGTCTAAAGCCGGAGTAGGGCTTAAAACTAAAGCGTTTGGCGCTTCATCCTTGTACAACACAGCGACATTGCTTGGCGACAAGTTGCCTGTATCTCCGCTAATAACAGCGTTGGAAACAAAAAGAGGTTTTGTAGATAAAAGCATAGACCTTATAAGTAAAAACATACAAGAGATGGCTAAGATAGAAAGAGCCTCTACTCGTGCAAAAAAGGAAGCGCTTAATGACTTCGCTATAGATGCCAGACTTGCTGGTATAGATATTTTTAAGCCTGAACCTACCGGCCAAGCAGGGAAAGAGGCGTACAAAAAATTAGTAGCGCGCTTTAACAACTTGGATAAAGGAAACGTAAACAACCCCCAAGGTTTGCAGTTGGTATACAAAAAAGTTAGGGAAGAATTAGACCGGTACTTACAAGAATATGTCGATGTTATTACCGAGCTGCTACCTGAAACTGCCGCTTCAAACCTAATGAAGCAATTTGCTACGTTAGAAGGTGTCACTGCTTACGTTCCGTTTACTAGAGACAAAGATTTCTGGCTAGTCTACAACGACATTACAGATTTAGACGCGGACGGTAACCCCGTGGAAGTTAGTATTTCTAGAGATTCTCCTAGAGAAATAGACCAAGAAATAAGCAGGTTAGAGGAGCAATTTAAGGCATCTAAATTCTCTGGCGATTTTAAAAACGTCGTAAACCCTAAGCGGCATAAAAATATAAACGACGTAAAAACACCTAAAGGTCTGCCGGAAGGACGATTCGTAACTCAACTTATTACTGAGATGCGTAAGAACGGCGTAGACGAAGACACCATTGATGGTGTGTACCAGCAGTACATTTCTATGTTCCCTGCTAAGTCTATAATGCAGCAGTTTAAAAAGGCTAAAAATAAGCCGGGTATGGACCGGGATTTAATAACAGCTTACGCAAACACAGCGATTAAGTGGTCCAATAAACTTGCTACTACTCAGTACAACCCCAGAATAGAAATGGCTATTAAGGCTATAGAAGATACAAACGCAAAAGGCGACAGCACGGTTGAAGCAGCAAAGGAATCTATAGTAGGGAAGAAAGAGTTTTTACTTAACCCTAATTTTAACCCTCTTGCAGCAGGCCTTACCTATGCGAGTTACATAGAATTTATATTAGGTAGTGTATCTTCGGCGGTGGTCAACCTTACTGGCTTAATATTTATGGTTACCCCTATGCTGGGTGCTAGGACTACGTACAACGATGCTACGCGTGCTTTAGTTGATGCTGGTAGGGTCGCTATGAATGGCGATACATGGGGAACTGGCAAATACAAAAACTTGTACGAGCAATTAGATAATCGTGGTTTGTTAAAACATACAACAGCCAGAGAAGCTTTAGAACGTGGTAAGACTAAAGGCAAAGATTTTTCTGGGTTGCAGTACAAAGTAGTAGATTTATTCTCTATACCTTTCTCCGCAAGTGAGCGCTATATGCGGGCTACAACGGCTATAGCTGCGTTTGATTTGGCTATGGAATTTGGCATACCTTCTGAGGGTGTACCAGCTAACAACGAGCGAGCCGCAATAGACTTCGCGGCTAAAATGACACGCGACGCACACACTGGTGGTATGGCTGAGACTATGCCTAGGTGGATGCAGAACGATTTTGGGCGTGTAATTTGGACGTTCAAGAACATTGTGTTCCAACAAGCCTTTGTTGTTATCAACTCACTAGCAATGGCTATCGCAAACAAAAACCTAGCGGGGGGTCAAATATCTCCTGAAGCTAGACGCGTAGCTATACGCCAAGTACTAGGCACCTACGGGTTAAGTTACGCATTGTTAGGTGCTAAGGGCATGCCGCTTGTCGGGGCTATGACCACACTTATGACTATGGCTGAGAAACTGTTAAGGGACGAAGATGACGACGAACCCTACAACGCCAGAGAACAGCTTAGAGAAGTGTTTGGGCAGACAATGTACGACGGCATGCTAGCTACTTTATTAAACATAGATTTAAGCTCAAGGGCAGCGTTGGGTAACGACATCTTATGGAGAGATGATCCCAAGAGTATAGAAGACTTCGGGTACACCCGCACCGTGCTGTTTAGCTTAGCTGGTCCTATGGGTTCCTACTTCATAGGAGCTGAACGAGCAGTAGAAGACTTCCAAGAAGGTAGGTACGCACGGGGATTTGAAGGTGTTTTCCCGACTGCTGCACGAAATTTAATAAAGACTTGGCGATTCTCTATGGAAGGGGCGCGTAACAGAGATGGAGACCCGATAGACACAGACTTTAGCAGTTGGAATTTACTAACGCAGGCTATAGGTTTTATCCCTGCGGATTTGTCTAACACTTATCAACAAAGAGCAGCGGCTAAAGAGTACGAAAATGCAGTACTTAAGCGTAAACAAGACATACTAAACGCATACAAACAGGCTAAGTATAGAAGAGACCCTGATGCTATAAGAGAAGCTCAGCGAGAGGCTGCTAACTTTAGAAGGCAGTTCCCTGCTCTTATGGATGAAAGAACTCTGGAACGTTCGTGGGCGGCAAGTAAAAAGAACAACGAACAAACCAGAGCTGGTATTACGTTTACTAAGAGCTTGCGCTATAAGACCGACGAATTCTTCGAGTAGTTACACTCGCCAAACACGGATGCCTTGAACCCCGTCTTCTAAAACGATCTTGTGTACGAACTTGTACTTCAGACGTTTTAGAGTCGGGGTTATTTCTTTTAGGGCATTCGGTGGATCAAGGCAGGGTATAAAGAAAGAATACCCCACCTTAAAATTTTTCCAGTTTATCTCGTACCTAACCTTCTCCACCTGCATCTTCGTCACTCGTAGGTATAAGTGCATCCATGTCCAAGAAGTCTGGATGACTAGCGTCAAATATCAAACACCGTACTGCCGTGGACATTAAACTACTGCCCTTAGCTAAGCGCTTATTATCTATTTTTAATAGTACACCGTTTTTCTCTAACTGTTTTAAGGTGTCTTTGTAGTTAATTTGCAGGTCTACACAGTCATCTTTAAACGTTTTAGCGGTTATAAATAGCCTCTTTGTGTCGGGTTCATACCGCATTAAGAGCGCACCTTTTGGTAGAAGCTCTGGGAACTTACCGATGTTAGTGCGTTGGTCCACGCCGTCTTCTACTACTAACATGTTGTTATTGTGTCGGTTAATGAAGTCACCTACCACGGTGCTAGGGTTGCTCACCGGAGCCGTTGTATCTTTGCGCATCTCAAGTACATGCTTTGATATTTCGCTATAGATTTTTCCAATGTTCCACCCTTCTAATAAACCTAACCTTTTAGCTATGTAGCCCCCTGCAATGTTTACCGCTAGTACAGCAGACCAATTACGTTCCCTCTGACTAAGGCGAAGCTCTTTATCAATCTTGGCTTGCACCTTAAATATAAGGTCCTTTACTTCTTCTAGGTTGCTTATTACATACTGCATATAAACTTCCCCAGCTACTCCGTAGTTACTATTCAACATGTGATCTAGTATGTCCTTCCCTTCTTGAGTAGAGATAATAGGTTCTGCCGTGTAAGGAACTTTAAATTCTAGTAGACGCATCATCTCGCCATCAGGGTTATTTTTAAGTACGCCAAGCTTTTCGTAGAACGACGCATTAGAACTTGCTATGGAGATTGTCCTCCACGTTATGCTGTTCTCCCGAAGCTCGTTTGCACTAGCCTTTGCTTTATCTTTACCCCTACCTTGTGAGTAAGCATACAGCGTTCTCGATGCGTCAGCCGGACTCATGTTGGTTATCTCGTCCATGGTGTTAACTATGTTATTCAAGAAACCAATCTTCAATATCTTTCCGACATCGGTATCGTCAGGCGTGCCAAGCAGCATTTCAGGATCACCGAATATGCTATTAGCCATACGCAAGATTGTTGTCTTGCCCGTGCCTGAGTCGGAGTGGATAAAGTTTATTACCGCACCCTTTTGCCCAGTAAACTTTAGTAGTGGGGCGCCAAAACCAGACAATGCACCAAACGCCTGCACTTCGAGTCCTTCCCTACTATACAGCTCGAAAACTTCTTTCCACCTTTCCAATGAGCCTTTCGGCTGGAAGTAAGGAACCATATTAGCAATGGCGCTAGCAGGGGGGCTATGGTAAGTATCCGTAGCTTTTATTTCCCTGTCGCCTACAATAAATACGCTGTCGTTATCAGCCCATCCAAATTGCGATCTCATAATCTGTGCCTTGTTCACATGTTGAAGCTCTCTAATAAAAGCCAACAAGTACTCCGTTATATACTTATGGCGCGTCTCGTTGCCGACTACGCCGTACTTAGCTAGTTCTTTACGCAGCTCACCACGCTCGGTAAGCTTTGTGTTAGATACTACAAATTCCTTTACACCGTCTTTTGGTAAGTGGTGCTTGAGCACTGCGACGAACCCAACTATGGGGTCTTCCATGAGCTTAACTACGTACAAATCATTGTCGTATACGAGCTTAGGTTTAGAAGCTTCGTCTTCGTCGTCGCCGTTTTCTCCTTCTTTGTATATACCCCCGTTAGCACCTCGGAAGTAACCATCAGGGAGAGTAGGTATCTTGTGCTCTTCTACCAGTTCGCCTTCTACAGCAACCGTGACCGTAGAGCTTTTGGCCCTAGCAATGACACGACCCAGAGATATAGGACTTTTAATCTTTTCTCTGTGCGGGCAACCCTCACACCCGCCGGGGTTATTTATCTCAAACTCGACACAACTATGCGGGCCTTTTATGCCCAGTACTTTTTTCTCTACTAGCGCATAGTCGTAGTCTGGGTGCCCTTCAGACAGCTTGTGTATCGCTGTGTCTCGGTCAGAACAAAACTTAGCAACGGAGAGAGCATCGAACCAACGTGGTTCTGCGAGGGTAGCCCTGTCGGTGTAGCAGGCTGCGAGTTGATTGCACCCTTCTCCTTTACCAGTTAACTGCATGATCTTAGAGAACACGGAGTCGTTGTTTTGCATTAACGCTTTGCCCATGGCGGACATAGGTCGCCTAGGCTTTACTGTTTCCCCTTGTGATACCCCTACAATATCTCGGATAACACCGAAGGGAATGGGGTCTACTACGCTTATAAGCTTAACCGGCTTTGGCTCTACCCCGTCAGCGTCTCCTTTGAAGTTAAAAGAGTTGAGTGGACGTAACACCCTAGCAGACTCAAATACCTTAGTGTCTATATAGAACTCTTTATCTATGCAGAGCTGCCTAAGTCTTTTAGCTACCAGTGTCCACTCATCCCTAGGCACGTCCTCAGCCAAAGGCCAATAAGCGTGCAGCCCGTTACCCGAGTTAACCAGCATTGGCTTCGGTAGTCCGACGTCTAAACAAAACTTACGTAGTGCTACTAGTCCGTCTTGTTGTGTTTCGTACCCACTTGGCCTGCCAGTTTTTTCGTCCGCAAAGGACTTGTTTGGTCCACAGTCTATGTCTACCCAATATGACTTGAGAGACTCGACGTTATCTTGTGTACGGCTCTTACCGTTTTCAAACTTTGCCAAAGCAAAGAATACGCACCATCTATCTGCTACATATTTTTCTATCTCGGCGTCTAGTTCCTCTCTGGTTTCCACCATAAACTGACGCGTTGTAGTCTTATCTTTGACCGCAAGAAAACCGTACCACCCACCCGCAGGGCGTACTAGGTCTATGAGGTCTGCGTTTTCCATTAGGCTACTGCTCCAACTTTGCTATGAATTTTTCTATCTTCATTGCTACTGGGGCTTTAGGATTGGAAACTCCTGCAAACCAGTTATAGACGGCTTGACGGCTGACATCTAATTTCTTAGCCACTTCGGCAACGGGCACATCGTGTTTGATGCACACCGCGCCAAAGTAAACGCCAAGAAGCTTTTTGTCGGCAGCCTTATTTAACTCCATAAGTTTTAGGCTATATCCGTAACTCATTAGGCGTCTTCACTCCCCCACTCGTCAATAATAGATGCTAGCGGGTCTTCGCTTTCAGCCGCAGGAGTTTCTTCTTCCTTCTTCTTAGTGCGCTTTACTGGCTCCGCTACTTCTTCCTCTTCAGGTTCTTCGGAACGCGTGACTACAGGTGCAGGCTTATCAAGCTTTGGAGTTTTGCTTACTCCATCAGTCTGCGCAGCAGTGAGCTTAGTGTACATCTCGGTCTCAGGGCGTTCTTGTGCCGTTAAAACTAGCGCATACTCTGCATCGCTGACCTCGCGTACTGGAGAGAATACTAGCTCCATAGTTTCTGCGTTGCTGTCGAAGCTTATGTTAGTTACAACGAGGTCAGGTGACATGCCGTTATTTACGAGGAACTTAACGTAACTTTCAAAAGGGTGGATGTTGCCAGTGCCTTTACCGAACAGAGATTTTGCTGGGATGTTAAACTGGTACACTGTGCCAGACTCATCACCCTCAAGCATTAAAGAAACTCGGCGTTGGTAGCGACAAGCTTTACCGCCATTATCACTCGAGCCTTTTATGTTTCTAGGGCAGTCTGCGCAGTTACCATGCTGTGGGTCGGATGCACCTGCTTCAGGCTTGTCGCCGTTGTTTGACCAGCAGTTAGGTAGCGTAGCTTCTTTGTTGGGGTCGAACTTTTCCTTGTAGTAGATGCGAGAGACATTAGTCAGCATGCCAACAACAATAGCATTGAACTCACCTCGGATAGCGTTACCAACTTGCTCTCCGTTAACCATCTTCTTAAACGTGCCGTTGATGTTAGCCTGAATGCGGCGGTTGCTTACTGTAGAAGTAGTGGCAAGCTTTTGTGCCAAGGCGCTTTGGCGGCGCTCTGTAGACACGCCGGTTTGTCCTGTAAAAATTGAAACATTGTTACTCATTATAAGATTTCCTATTTCTTAGTTGGTTTACGTATAGAGACAGCATACTTACGGTCTGATTGCAGTCCGATAGGCAGTGCGTCGGGGTTTTCTTCGAGAAACTCTTTCATGTGGGCGTTATGAATTCGTTTCTCTAGTAGATGATAAGCATCGTTTTCTGCGATGAACTTATACATTTGGTCCCAATCGCTAGTCCAGTAGGAGGAATAAACCCTGCGGGTCAGCGTACCAAAGGGAGTCTTTATGCTATCTATATCTTCTTTGGAACATAGGTCTAGCATGCTGGCACTAACGAGTGCCTGTTTTTCTTTTAGTGCTTTTATCTCGTCTTCTTTTGCTTGGATGGCTTCGCGTAGCTTTATGTACGCTGCCACCATCTTTCCTGCGGTTTTGTCTTCCATTGCTCCTTCCTTCCAATAAGGGGGATAGAGAGAATACCATTTGGATAGACAATGTCAACAGTTATTCTATTTCTTTTCTATAAAGTTCTACAATCTTGTTGTGGTTAAGAACATTGTTTTTCAGCATCGCGTACAGCCTAGCCTCAACCTCACTACCTTGTATGTGCACGATGGTCATACTGTGCTTTTGCCCCGGCCTGTCTATACGGGCATTGGCTTGCAAGTAAGTTTCTACGCTAGTTACAGGGGCGTACCAAATTATAGTATCCGCCGCTGTCAGGGTAAGTCCGTGCGATGCAGCTTGTGGTTGTATGATAAGTACTTGCGGGTCAGCTTTGGTTTGGAAGTCTTTGAAAATTTTACTGCGGTTGTTTAACGTAACCTTACCCGAGATGATTTCCGACGGTATTTTGTTCTTGTTTAGAAAGTCCTTTAGCAAATCTATCGTGTGCGTAAAAGGAACAAAAACCAATACTTTATGCGGAGCTTCGTTGATAACCTCAAGTACTACGTTAAGTCTATTCTTCACATCGAACTGCACAACTTCTCTATCGTCCGAGTAGACCGCACCTCCTGATATTTGCAGCAACTTATTCAAGTTAGTAGCGGCGTTTACAGAAGTTATCTGCTCACCTGCTGCCTGCATAGTCATTTGTTTTTTAAGGAGTTTATAATACTTTTCTTGCTGCGCAGTAAGCGGGGCTTCTCTTTCTACAGAAACAACAGACGGCAGGTCTAAGCATTGATCTTTCTCAAACCTAATTGCAGGCTGTAATACTTTATGCACGATCTTGTCCGCATTAGGCTTAGGACGCCATATGTGCTGCGCCACCTTATACATGACTGCATCACGGTAGGGAGTGTAATACTTAGGTACTCGGTGTGGGCTTACTAACTTAGCTAAGCCGTAGGCATCTAGAGGAGATTGCGCTGCCGGTGTACCAGTTAGCATCCACAACCTGTCGATTCCTTTGCACAAATCCCGCATTACTTTCCATCTATTGGTTTGCGAGTTCTTGTATGCGTTAGCCTCGTCCACTACGATGAGATCGAAGTTGCCTCGCAAGATCGTGTCTTTCACCACGGCAACACCGTCGAAGTTTATTACGACAAACTCAGAACCGGCGTTAATTATCTTCTCTCTTGTAGTAGAGGAGCCGTGTGCAACTGAACAACTACGGTGCATGGCGAACTTAAATAAGTCTTCTTGCCAAGCGGACTTCATAATAGAAAGCGGGCATACGACAAGCACGCGTTTCACCAAGCCCAGTTTCATTAGGTAATCTACCGCCCAGATAACCGATGCCGTCTTTCCCGTACCTGCCTCGTTAAAGCAGAACGCTTTCTTGTACAGGCTTAGGAATGATGCGGTTTCTTTCTGGTGGTCAAAAGGCGTTAGCTTGCCAGTCCATTCGTAGTCTCTAAGCATAGGAGACGGCACTTCTTTAGCGCCTAACTCAGCAAGAGCAGAAGCTTCTTCATACTGCCACTTAACCGCTAGCTCTACAAAACCGTCTTTTTCACCGACTCGTTTGCAGTTCTTTATTTTATCCGTGACTAACTCTGGGCGCCGAGTCTTGAGAACTAGCGCCTTATCTTTAACTATTCTCATGCTTTAGACGTCTTCTTGCGCTCACGCTTACTGGTTTCAGATACAAGGTTGCCCTTGGAATCTCGCTTGAAGGAACGGTTGCGGCTTGCTGTCTCTACCTTAGTGCCGTCAGAGTTTTTACCGCCCTTGTCCATAGCTTTAGTATGCGCTACGTCCTTGCCGTCACCTTTACTTACTTTACCTTCTCGCTCGGCTTTGCGACGGGCGGCATTGCGTTGAGCGCGTTTCTTCTTTTGCTCTTCGGTGCCTTGGTAGTTTTCATACTCGGATTTGTAATTTCGTTTACTCTTAGTCATATCATCGTTTCCTGTTGTGTTCACACTTAGTTACCGGACACCATCCACACAGAGGACCGCTAATTGCATTCCATACGCCAGACTCCTGTGCTACTTCTAGCCGTTCTAGGTCCGGTTCAAATGCACCAAAGTACTCTTCCTTCTTTTCTACTACGTGTTCTTTCTGTATAAACTCTTTACTAACCACAAAGGCTAGAGCGGATTTAATTTTCTTAAGCTCTGGGAAGTGGGTGAACAGCCCGGCAGCTACAGCGTCTAGCTGCTTAGTATCCGCGTACTTCGCATTCTTGCTTGTCTTGTAGTCTATAGAATGTGCGGTATCTCCGTTTATTATTACGAGGTCTGCTATACCACGCCACCACACATTATCGGCAAAGAAATCTACAGGCTCGTACCCGTCCTCAGTTTTAGCGACGCCCAACTTTAATTCGCAAAGCTTCTCGCCTTCTATTTTGTTTAATGCATCTAGTACGCCGTTTATAAATGCGTACTTTTTAGGTACCTGTACCCCGTCTCGTATAAACTCTTCCGCTACCTTATGCACTTCTTGACCATATACAGTAGCTGTGCTGCCTTGATCTTTAACATCCTTGATGATTCGTAAATGGTAGTATTTCTTGGGGCATTGTTTGAACGTGTTTAAACTGCTGTAAGACCAAGCTGTCATAAGAGACCCTTCTCTTTTAGAATTTCGTAGTTCGCTGCGTGGGCGTCTTCTATTTCTTGTTTATTTTGCCCATGGTACGGTACAGCTAAGTGTTCACTTACTAGTGCGGCATTAACTGAAGTTTTGTCGCTCAACATTA